CAATGCATAAAATCTATGGCAGAACTTGAGGAAAATATTGATGGATCTTTGTCGATAAAAAAGTTAATATTAAACTAATGAAAATACAGGCAGAAGTAGTTAATGGTAAATGTCCAACGTGTGATCAATTTACAACTTTAGTTGGTCTTGATAAAGCTTTCTATAGATGTATGACTTGTGGATCAGACTTAGAGCAACACGTTAATGGTAAGATAAGTTATTTACCTGTCATGACAGCACCAGCAGATGGAGCTATACCTTTTGTTAAAGAATGGAATGAATAAAACAATAAATTATAATTTTTATCACTGGGGTCCTTTTTTATATTCAACTAATTTAAAAAAAGATGAATTAAAAAAAATAAAAATTTTGTGTAGTAAAAAATTACCAGATTATAGATCTCACTTAGCTGGTTTATTACAACATGAACACAAATTAGATATTAAAAAACTTTTTCCAATAATTATTCCTTACATAAATAGTTATGCACAAGCATATGCAGACTATGCACCTAAACCATTAAATGGTAAAATTGAATTAATGGCAGCATGGGTAAATTACATGACTAAACTTGAGTCTAATCCTTTGCACACACACGATGATGATTTATCATTTGTAATATATACTCAAGTGCCAAAAAAATTAAAAAAAGAATGTAATGAAAGTGTTGGTAATTCTAAACCAGGAGCAATTAATTTTATACATACTTTAGGAATAGAAAAATATTATGTTAACAAACATTGTTTTATCCCAGAAGAAGGTAATTTTTTTATTTTTCCAGCGTCTTTACATCATACTGTTAACAGTTTTAAAAGTAACGGAGAAAGGATATCTGTTTCAGGTAATATTAAAATAACTAATGGCTAAACAAAGTTTTAAGTTCTTTACACCTCGGGATAAACCCAAGAAACGTGGACCACGGCATCACAAAAAATCTAAAAATAAACAAGAAAAACGTCAAAAAAAACAGACAAGATATAAAGGACAGGGTTGACAAACATCCTCTGATATCCTATATATAGGACATGAAAGAAAAACAATTAACAATAACAAGTAGTGATATTACTCAGAAACAATGGTCTCAGCTTATATTAGAACTTAATCTGATTAAAAAAGATTGGGCTAGTTATGCAACGTTAGACATAAAATGTCCTGGTATTAAAAAGATAATAGCACATGGCACGCGAACAACTTTTGAAAAAGAATAAAATTTAAGTATCAGTAAGTGTACAACCAGCGTCCAAATCTTGCCTCTGGCATTTCCCTGTACGTTAGCGATGACCGCAAGGTAGCAATGGGTGTACCACCTATAGCGTCAGAGTTCCCTGATCAGGATGACGCTTAGGTAATATGAATTAAATAATTTTATCAGCCTTACAATCAAACCTAGTATACATTTTAAATTCGTCTACTTTTTCTGAGGTCATTTCTTTTAACAAAATACTAGAGTAGTCATAACCATAATAAATACATTCATGATAAGTATCAAATTGTTCTATGGGAGTTGGGATAAGTTTACAATCATTTCCTGGAATGTTGCTACAAACCAACATTAATAAAATAAATTTTGTCATTGACTTTTAATATTAATCTCCTATATAGTCATTATAAATAAATGAAAGGAAGTCACAATGACTGATATAACTAAATATAGAAATGTTTCCTTAACACATGAAACATACAAGGAAGGACATTTTTTATCAACAGTATTATTTGATGGTTTACAAGTGTCTATGTCACAATTAATCGAATCTTTAATTTCTAAAAAAATTGAAGAATTAGATTTAAAAGATAAAGTAGCAAAATACGATGAGCCTAAAAAAATAATACATAAAAAGAAAAAGAAAGCAAAGAAGAAAGCAAAGAAACTAAATGGCAAACTCAAAAAAGTATAACGTACACGCAGCAATATGTCCTGACTGTAATGGTAATGGATATATTAAAGCGGTACTAGAAGAAGGTAGAGAACACGTGGTCCTCCAGTGCGAGACATGTGACTCGGAAGGGGAGATCTATGTGGATGAGTCCGAAGTTGTGGAGTCTTATATCGATGCTGATCATGTTACAGATCGTGGTAAGCTACATTAAATGATACCTGACACTGACAAAGCTTATATAGCTGGTTTGTTTGATGGTGAAGGTTCTATTCACATCAGACGTGGCATTGAAAAGAAAAAGAAACACAAAGGTAAACCTGGATATAGACTATCTAATAGTCTACGTCTAAGCATGGAGATCACTATGACTGATCGTAGTGTTCTCATGTGGGTTCACGAAGTATTAGGTGTTGGTACACTGACACCTAAAAAAGTAAATGGTAAGAGAGTTGATGGTACACCATACTTAAAACAATACAGATGGCGATGTACATTCAGAGACGCATATTATGTATGCTGTTTGATATGGCCATGGGCTCATACTAAGTTACCTAAAATACAACGGGTTATAGAACATTATACTCAACAAGCGTTGAAAAGTAATGTAATATCACTGGACGAATATAGGGCGGTACAAGAAGATGTTAGATAAATATATTTATAATTTTTTAATGTTTGTAAATCATTGGTCAACAAAACTTACAAGTTGGTCTTGGTGTATGTTATATTCTGATAGAAAAAAAGGTTATGGAAATAAAAGAAGACATAAAAATTCGTGAGATTTTAGAAAAAGAAGAGTCGTTACGAAAAAAGAAAACTGAACCTCAATTTGGTCTAGGCCAAGTGCCTACTTATGGTAAGTCTAGATCGGGTCGAGAGTATGGTGGATTTATAAAAGAATCTGTACGTAAAAAAATGGAGTTTACGCCTACCAATCGTGGTCGTAAAATAAATAAGAAAGGTCCATATGACATTTAAATATGATGGTAAATCTAGACCAAGCAACAAGGCCTATGATGACAACTATAGTAGAATTTTTAAAAGAGATCACGATAAGTTTAGTAAATTACAACAAGAACAACGAGACCTTGATGCGAGTTACCAACAATCTAAAATAAATAAGAAAGAACACAGTGATAAAGAAAAGTAATAAATACAACTATATACGTGGTAAACAGCTCACGGACCCCGGATCAGGGACCAGGGTTTACGAGATAAGTAATTATAGACTTCCTAGTGTAACTACGATACTAGGCGCTACGAAAAACACAGAATTTTTAAAAAAATGGAAGGCCAAAGTTGGAGAACAAGAAGCAGAACGCATCAAGAATTTATCTAGTAGCAGGGGTACCTGTATGCATAAATTCCTCGAGCACCATGTACTCGGAACTGGTTGCGTTGATCTTACAAGCGTCGGACAAGAGGCGCGTCCCATGGCCGACAAAATTATTGAGGTTGGTCTTGCGCCAGTGGAAGAGTATTATGGCTCTGAAGTCATGTTACACTACCCGGGTTTGTACGCGGGCTCAACAGATTTGGTTTGCCTACATAATGGCAAAGAAACTATTGTTGACTTCAAACAAAGTAATCGTCCGAAAAAAGAAGAATGGATCGAAGACTATTACTTACAGATTGCCATGTACGCAATGGCCCACGACTACGTCTACAACAGTAAGATTGAGCAAGGAGTTATCATGGTCTGCACGCCTGACTTATATTATCAAGAATTCAAAACAGAAGGTGCAAGCCTTCGAGCCTGGAAACACAAGGCATTAAAACGAATCGATATGTATAATGAACTTATACATGACGAGAAAGAGAGAACCAAACCAATGAAAGCAGAGGATTTTACAAATGAATGATATGTTGTTTAGAACGCTTCTAAAGAGGTATGAAGCTGTAATAGAAGATGCATTGTACAAGATACAATCGTTTAATGAGAATAATATAATAATACCAGAACACATCGATATTACCGGTGAAGTTGACAAACTGTTACTAATTATTGCTGAAGCTGAGGATAAAGTGGCCGTAATGAGGAAATATTATGTTAAAAATAAGGCAGAAACTACTATATTGTGATAAATATGTCACAATTGTGGCACAAATACAACACCACAATGACATTGTATATGTATGGTAAAAAAAATAAAAAAAAAAATAAAAACTACTATAGAAATAATGTCATTCTGTCACTTTGAGCTATTAGTGTTGGTATACAACACTAAAGTACGCCAAAATGTTGTTTAAAAAAGTGTCACCTGACAGATTATTTTGTCACTTAGTGCAGTGTTTTAGTTTGCCTATGCGCGCGCGATACAAAATCCTGGAAAAACTGATTTTTTTTAGATACATATACAGATATGAAATCCAGAAAAAAATCTAGAAGAATTGATTCTTACAACAAACCTAAGCTGGTCAAGCAAGCTGTTAAGTTTCCGTACAAACGTGTACGTATAGATTGGATTGACATCATCACAGAAGGCGGCTGGGGCAGTGTAAAAGAATTTACTGACATGAAGTTAGCAACACCTGTAAGTGAAGGTTGGTTATTTAGTAAGGATGATGAGACTGTAAGAATATTTGCTGGCTATGATGTAGATGATGATGGGTCTATTACTTTTTCTGAGCGTTCGGTTTTTCCAACTTCTTGTGTGAAGAAGATAACGAAGATTCACTAACGTCAATGATATCATCGGATAACAAACTTGCGTAATCTTCTTCGATCTGTGCCATCTTCATTTCTAGTTGTTCTTCTGTCATATCTTCTAATTTGCCATGTTTTATTATTTTTCTGTCTATGTATAGTCCTCCTGCCTTTCCTCGATTTGTTTCAGCGTTTACAGCTGCAGAGAAAGAATTCTTTTTTAAGGCAAGATCTTTAATTCTAGCTAACTCTGTTATATGGCTTTCGTAAGTCACACCATATTTTAACATCTTTTCTATTTTTAACTCATCTAAATATTTAACAACCAATGGTGCATGTCTTGGATTAGTAAGTTCTGATCCTTCTATTCTAGCTCTCTTCTCATTATATCCAGCTAACTTAGCTGCCTCGGTTTTGTTAACAACACCATCGGGTCCACCAAATACTAAATACTCAGCAAATCTTTTTTGCATTTCTGTTAATCTTTTTGATAATCCCATATTGACAATTTAAGGTAACATTGTTATATTGTCAAGATATGAAAGAATCTAAAATAGACACTACACCTATTCAACTTTTAACAGAACAATACAAAGCAGATTTGCACGCTTACAAAGAACGTGAAGGTTTGTATCTTCAAACTGAAAATCAATTAAAAGGTACAAAACAAATTGTAATTGAAATGTCCGGTACGATAAGAGAATTAAAAACTCAAAATGATAATTTCCAGGCAGAAATAGCTAGACTTAATGAAGAGATTCAACTATTAGAATTGCAGATAAAAAAATAATGAGAGTCCAAGATTTACAACAATTTTTATCTAGTTTTACAGCAGCCAACAAAGATGGAAGCAGACAAGGTAATGCTATCTCTAATGCTATTCTTATGGTTGAAGTTAATGGTTATTTAGAAAAAGTAGTTAGAATGGAAGTACAAGAAAACGCAACACCAATTATAGGGCATAAAGGTCATGATGCTCATCGTCTTGTGTTGAGAACAGCCAAACAACAAAGCTTATCTTTACCACCAAAACTGCAAATTTAAGTGCAGTGGTTACCTTAAAAAACATATGGGCCCAGAGGCTAAATTGTATCAAAATGTTAAGCAAAACTTTAAACAGTTTTCCCTTATCAGGCTTGAAAATATTAGCTTACTCGGTACTCCTGATCTATTGGTCTGTAATACTTCTGGGAACTTTTGTACTGTAGAATTAAAGGTAACTAAAGGTAACAAACTCCGATTTTCGCCACACCAAATTGCGTTCCACGTGAAACATCCTACCAATACTTTTATCCTTGCAAAGACCCTTGGTCCTTTGCACAAGAAAACTTCTCCAATATCCATGTACAATGGTTTTCGGATCAGGGAGCTTGTAGCTTCCGGCTTGAAGCTTGACGCTTGTTACTCTGGCTGGGATGCTTGTCGCTTGGCGATTGAACAGGTTGGTTCGAAAGCTTGACGCTTGGTGCTTGAAGCTTGATGCTTGCTGCTTGGAGCTTGTGGCTTGAGGCCCGGACCAGGGCGCACGCTATCGACACCGCTAGCGGGATCCACCGAATCGCTAATGGCCTGGTCCTTCTTATCCCTGGGGATTCTGTAAAATTTTGGATGTTTGAAAACGTGTGTCATATTAGTGTTTACCATAACTAACATTTTTTATATCTTTATTCCAGCATGCTCTACACTCTAAACACTTTCCGCCTTGCTTAGGCGCTGGGCAGCTGGGGCTTCCATCAGTCACTACCGTTGACGAATGCGTCCAGGCGTTGCCAGCGGTCCCGTCTACCTTCGCGGCGCTTAATCTTATAATTAAATTTTCAGGAACATCTTCAGGTGCTGGCAGGTACTGACGCTCTTGTGTTGGCAGCCAGTGCTTCGTGTCAGGTGTGAGCTTGCATACTTCAATAATTTTTGCCATATGCTGGTGAGATTGTACATCTCCCGCATCGTGCCACCTGAACCACTTCTGGCGCTTGATCACCGCGGCCATTGCTTCGACCCATAACGGATGGTTGATAGCGTCCAGCCTTCGATACTGAGCCTCCCTGATTGCAGGGTATCTAACATAATTATTTTTCATAGCATAACAGCCAAAGCACGGGCTCGTTGGAATCTTCCTGAGCTTCGCGCCAGTCTGGCAGGCCCACGCTGGCAGGCTGTAACTCAGGCCAGGCATCTTGCTTGTCTTTGTAAAACTGTCTGTAATTTTTAAAGCGTTTTTTACTAGCATATATTATCCTTTCAAACTTATTTTTGTTAATTCCATTTGTGATAATTCTTTGAGTCTATCAAGATGATTTAAAGTTACATCAACTTTGTGTCGAATCTGTGTATCGCTGTGATTGATTCGGTCCAGGTACTGGATAACGTCCTGAAGTGTTTCTTGTTGTATTTGTATTAATTCAATTGTTTTTTCCATAATTTATTTCTCCTTTAGTTTATAGGATACAGTAACAAAATAATTTAATCTTGTCAAGCTTGCTGCTTGGCGCTTGCAGCTTGCCGCTTGACGCTTGTAGCTCGGTCCCTGAGCCTCGAGCCAGCGCCAGTGGTTAAGCAGGATCTGAACACTCTCAGATCCTGCCCGGTGGGTGGCCTTACTCATCGGTTTCAATCGTCGGGAGACCATTTTTTTCTCTCTCCATATATGCTCTAGATCTCTCTTGATCTTCTTTAACCATCTTAATAACAGTATCCAGGGCATCCGCTATTCTACGAAGCTCTGTAATCTGAAGCACTTTAAGCTGTTCATTTGTTCCGTCGTATCTTTCATCACTCATATGTATTTCTCACTTTCTATATGTATCCTATATTATCCTTAACCAGCTGTCAAGCGTTGCTTGCTGCTTGAGGCTTGGCGTTTTTTGCTTTCCTTCTTTAGAATGATTTTTAGAATCATTCTAAACTGATCCCAGGACCCTCTTCACACAATCGATCGCATGCATCGAAGCACTAATAGAGTCCAGGGATCAGTAGCACCCAATGGCTATCTTCCAGGGTGCTATCAACCATACTAATTTGAGTTTTTTAATTCCGTATATTAGCAAAAGGGAACTCCTCCTATATAATACTTGACAGATTAATTGTCAAGGTATAAAACAAATTAAAATAAATAACCAAGAAAGAGGAAACATGACACAAAAAATAAGAATGAATACAGAGTTAAGAAACAAACTCTTTAATAAAATGAAACATACATTTGAGAATGAGGACACGCAAGAACGTGAGGCATTTCTTCAAGCAAGAGAAAATGTTGATATGCAATATGATGTTGCGTCAGCACTTGCAAAAGAAGTTGTTGAGAGATCATATCCAACAGATGATGTTGCAACATTAAGAACTTTCAAAAAGAAATATGGAAGTCCTTGTGATGTTGTTGCAAAAGATAAATGCTTTTACTTTGCACACCAAGAGGGTGTTGATGATGAGGGCGAACCAACAGAAACTAAATCACACTTTGATTTTGGTTTGTTTGGCAATCTAAATGGTAGTGAGTATAGTGATGAGGACGGCAAGAAATTTGCAGTTGCATATTTTAGAGAAGATTTAAAAGCTATGGATTGCAACCCAGATATTTATGCTCAACAAAATGAGAATAAAGACAATCCACATAAAACTAAATATGTTGATGAGTGTTTAAAAGCACTTGGACATAGTGGCAGTAGTTATTCTAGTCGTGATGAAAGTAATGGTATGACCAAAACTTTTAATGACCAATACTATCTTGATGTAATTGGAACATCTTATTGTCGTTCAAGAGCAATAGCTTGTACTAAAGATGAGTACGAACAATTTGAAACTTGGCGAATTGCAAAAGGTAATCTAGTTGTTAATCATCAAAAGTGGATTGATACAATCACTAAACAATGCGACCAATTAAAGATTGGCTTGAAAGCATATCGTTATTTGAGTGAGGGTATTGAACTTGCTACTGAACTTGGAATACAAGTTGATGAGGCAGAATTAATTAGAACTAACTCAACAGGCTTAACAATCTACAACCCAAGTAATTTGGCTAGTATGATTAAAGGTATGAAGAATAAAAATCAATCAAGAGAGGCGAAAATATTGGCAAGAAAACAATATGAAGAAAGTCTAAATTAAGGGGTTGACTACTAGGACTATCTGTAATAGGATAGTCCTATAACAAATACAGGAGAAAGAAACATGGAACTAAACAAACAATTCACAATAACTTATTATTCTAACAAGGATAAAAAGCACATCACAAGACGTGGCACTTGGACAGACAAATGTAGATATTGGACTAGCAAAGTTGGAGATAGTTTAATAACTTATTTTGACATGGACAAACAAGAGTACAGAACTGCCAAAGGCAGTTGGAAAGTGAGGTTGTAATGTTGAAAGCAATTTACTTTGCATTGCATTTTGCAATGATATTCTTAGGTGTAATAATTACTATCCACATTCACATGTGGATAGGCTTAGCAATCATGGGTTTATTTACAGTTAAATTTCTGTTAATGTTTCCAGATCTAAATGAAAGGACAGAAATATAATGACACAATTAACAGATGAGCATTTTGAATTGCACACTAAAAACAAAGCAGAACAACATGAAAGACAAAAGATTAAATTTTTAGAGGACAGAATTAAGACTCTAGAAACTGCAATAGAAAGCCATGCCAAAATCTTAGCAAGGTTTCAAATGACCGAGGGGGATAACAATGCCTAATAAACATTTTTGCCAAGGACCAACGTGCCATGAACAAGTTACACAAGACAGATTTCTAAAATCAAAAGGAATAATTAGAGGTCGTTATGCATACTTTGATCGTGATGTATCAGAGCATTACTATGGAACTAAAGCAGATAAATACTTTTGTAGTCAACAATGTAAATTTACATGGCTATCACAGAACATGGAAAACATTGAACAAGGTCGACCGATTGAGTTCATCAGACACAGACGAGAGAGCCAAGGTTATGCCAAGGTCAAGAACGATGAGTCTAGGTGGGGTCCAGAATATTCTATTGAAAGGGTTGACAATGGTCAGCTTATAGAGTAGGATAATCCCATAACAAATACAGGAGAAATAACATGTCAGCAGAAAAAGTAAAAGCAAACACAACAGAGGCAGAGTTTAAAGTAATCACAGACAAAAAAGATGAGCCAGATTATAAGGCTGTGTCTAAGTTTGTTGGTGGTATGGTTGAGGCTGTTACATTCCCAAACGGTGACTTACTCTTATTAAATGAAGAGGGTAAGTTAATGGGCTTACCATTAAACCCAGAGGCAACAGCATTGTGGAGAATGACATTCACTAAACAAAACTATGTAACAGGTTACGACGACTTTGTTGTTGGTCCTGCTATATTTATTAAGGCAGGTGCATTAGACACCTGGGCTAACTAATACACAAACAAGTGTGTGTCCTGTAGGACACACACTCACCCACCCACACACAATTTATATAATCAATAGAGGTACCAGGACCAAGGCTAATTAACTTTGCTTTGTATAAGTCGATACACCTTTATATAAAAAGGGGTCCCACTACTCTAGGTTGTATTGCTTGTTTTGGACAGATAAGGGTGGTATAATACTTCTTCACTGGTAAAAAGGTGCAAAAAATTTTATAAAAATTTTTTATGATTAAAAAAGATATAGATAAGCTACCTTCTGACGTTCGTGCACAGTATAAAAGATTTAAAGTTATGCATGCCGAAAAAAAGATTCAACGAAAAGCAAAAGATGACTTCATGTCATTTACAAAAGCTGTGTGGCCAGAGTTTATTGA